TTATCTGTTTGGTATTGAACGACGTTTCCCGAAATATTTCGTTTTTCTACCACGTAGTCAGATGGACGCATTATATTACTAGCATTAGTAACTAATAAAGATTTTTGCAAGGTTTTGTAGGAAGTCCAAGTAGTTTCATTTGTTATAGAAAAGTTTGTAGATATGATATTATTCATATTTAAACTATCTATTGTAACTACTGGATACACTAAAAGAGGGGTTCTAGTTGAAGATGGTAATTGATTACTACCAGCTGTGTCCCAGTTACTGCCGCTAGGGGCATTGCCAGGAATTGTATAACTTTCGTCACCAACTTTCTCTAATTTTGTTCCCTGTCCCTGCACCCTTACTGTAAACTGCGAATTAGGATTAATATCGAAATCTGCTGCTGTAATATGTGCGTTATCTACTTTAAAGCTTGCACTACCAGTTTGAACATAAATGTCAAAACTTGTTAGCTGGTTATCACTACTTAATCCTTCGATTAAACTAATGATAGGACTTTCGTCCTTCTCCTTTGTTAGTGGAACATTGAAACTAAAATCAGCGGCGTTGGCCGTTGTTATGTTTGCTTCCTCTACCATTTTTGCTTGATTGTGCAAAGTCTTTACTGGGTACGAATCTTGCGCAAAGGTTTGGGAAAAGTCTAAGGCGGTATCAGTATATATTCTATACTTGTTACCGCCGTAAACGATATATAGCTTACTCTCCTTGAGGAAACTATGAGACATTATATTAAGCTAATACTGCTTCAGCTTGAGAACCGGTAGATTTATAACCAGCCTGGCTGTGTGTAGTTGCGCCTAAATACTTAACTTCTAATTCATCGCCTTCTAGAAGTGATGAACCGTTAGCTGCAAATTCTACAGAAGCAGAGATTAGATCTCCAACTTCAATTGAAGGTACAGTTAAATGAGCTCTTGGCATGTTGAATTCAACACCTGGAGCTATAAAGTCATCAGCTTCCATTGCCTCTCCGACTCCACCGACTAAGGTAACGTTTCCAGAAACACCCATAAATAATCTCATATCAAACGCATTCGATACAAGGTCAGTTGATGCTGCTAAATCAGTTAGTAAGTCATTTGAGCCGTTGCTTTTTGTGTCAAGGTACATGGTTAAAGAACCACTAACTACCCTAGCACCTGTGAATGAACCAATCGGCTTATCCACAACACCAATAGTTTCTGGTGTTACATAAGTAACATTGTTGGCTATAGTTAAAGAGCCTCCAGTAATATTGATTTCATATTCTTTTGCGTCAAGACCTTGAGAAGTCTTACCGCCACCCTGTAGTAGAGTACTTAAGTGTAAACTTGAAAGTTTATTTCTTAGGTAATCTGCATCTGAAGGGCCAGTTGTATCTACATAGTTAAACTCTTCAACGTTATCGCCTTTATTAGCCAGTGCTTTTGAATTTGCGTTCAAAGTAACTGCACTTGCGATAAGGTCTGCGTCAGCCCCTTGATCACTAGTAGTAAATTCTACTGCGTACGTAGGGTCTTCAGAAACTTCTATTACTTGGTCAATAGTAGTAGCATTACCAGACCATGTGATCTGTGCTATACCATCGATTGAAAAGTCGATTTCTGCTTGGTTAATCTGTGCTTGATTCAACCTGTATGTTGTATTTTCTAGTGCGAAATAAATACTTAGTTTCATAAGTTCGTGAACGTCTGATTCTGTAAAGTTACATAATGAACCTTTTACAGCTGAAGTACTAACAAATACACCAGAGCCGTCAGTGGCTTCGGTTGCGTTTGGTAATCCAGTTCCTGATAGTGCTGCCCATAAGACATTTTCTACACAGTCAAATGTACCATTTGCTCTGTAACTTGCTGCTCCATGTACAAACGGTCTGACATATGTGCCAAATGACCATTCTGCAGGTGGTAAAGAGTCATTGAATCTTTTTGAACCCCTGTTAGGCGTAGCACCTGCTTCAGATATAGTTACGTCAGTTGAATCACTTCCCTGTGAGAAGCTGTATCCATCTAATACACCAAGTCTGAATGTGTTAGCATCCGTTTCATTTCCTTTGAACAATCCAGTTCCTATTCTTCCGCCATCTGCTGTTGTACCAAATGTTACTGCTGCTACTGTGAAGATAAAACCTTCACCATTTGGTGTAACACTATGGTCTGCACCACTTACTACTGCATTAGTAGCCTGTGCTGCTGTTTCTCCAACTACAAATTTCTTACCTTTACAGTTGTTAGGCATTGCTACCTTGGTGACCGCACCTGAGTTTACAGCTTTCACTATAAATTTGGCATCTTCACCAGTACCACTAGTAGTATCGCAAGTTATGATGTCTCCGACCGCATAATCTGCTCCTCCATTAGTAATTCTTCCATTCTTTATACCACCTTTGACGCCATCAGCGGGATTACACCCGTTTACTGAACTGACAAATACTTTGGTATTTCTCGATAGATTTAAAGCCATTGCTTTCTCCTATTATTTTACTTTGAAAGTACGTCGCTAGATGTTTATCAGCGTTAGTAATTTCTTTTTAATACCTACACGTTAGAGTCAATTCGCCGATTCCTAGTGGTTTTAAAACACCTTCATCTGTTGACATTGAACCTAAAGTTAAGGAAGTTGTTGTTAATGCTGGACTGACAGTATCGTCATATACCAACATATCATTGTCGTCTACTACTCTTTCGATGTCTTCCATCAGTAGAGATAAGACTTCCTGCGGGTCTTCTTGATTTTCGACATAAACTCTTACGTCTAAGGTCAGGAATTTCCATTTAAAACCACCTGGTTGATACTCTCTAGTTTCATCTCCAGCTACCACGCATAATTTCGGGAACTCTCGGATTTCATCTAAAAAGACCATACCGCTATGGCAGTTTTCAAATATGTTTGAATTGTATGGGGTGTTCCCATCAATTAATTTTAGTTTACTTACTAGTGCTTCTACGACTTTACTTCTTGCTGTTCTATATGTATTAGCCATTAAACTCTCCTAGTAGTTAAATTTGTTATTTTAAACATTGATAGTGCTAATCCTCTAATACTTTTTGAAATTAGAGGTTTTGGATTATACCCCGAAGGCCACCTTTTTTTACCTGTATTTTCAAAAGTTTCATAGGGGTTTAATCTATAGGTATACTTTACCATTAATGTTTTTGCTGCGGGGGTCATTTCTTCTATTATTGCCGAATTACTAAATCTACTAGTTCTATTAGTTAGCGCAGGTTTCCCCATATTTCTTCTAATTTCTGCGGGCAATCTTTTATTAATTGCTCTTTTTATTGTTAATACTTTTGCCATGTTAGTAGCAAAAGTTTCAGGAGATACACCTTTTCCTCTTTCGGAGTTATTTGGTGTTTGTCCCCCAGAAGCTTTCATGCCTCTAGCAGGTCCTCCTCCTTTTAAATCTTTAATTTTTGTTTGTATAGTAAAAGTAGCTGCCTGCTCTGTTACTGTACTTGCTCTTACAGGGGTTTTATACCTAGTAAGGTTTTTGCCTTTTTTACTGGCATACATCTTTTTCTTTATAGTGCTATTAATTATTGCGTCTGCGACTCCTTCTTTTACACTATTGGAACCTTTTGCTTCTGGTCCCCAAGAGTTACCTTGTTTTTCTATCTCATTTTTTAAATCTTCTTCTAAGTCTTTTAGCAGTTTATTAAGAGGCTTTCCTGCTTTCATTGAAGGTGCAGCATCTTTTATGTTCTTTCTTCTTGTCTGAACTGATAAATCTACAGTTATTGTTTCTTTAGAAGAAATTTTACCTGTTTTAGGGTCGTACTTAAAGTTTCTATCTCCTCCTATTTTTATGTTGTTATCAAAATTATCTTTAGAAGTAGATACTATTTCACTAGCACTACTAGGTAGATTTTCCATTGCTAAAGCAGCTTCTAGTTCTTGCTCTACTGCGGATTGTCTTGCTTCAAATACTGAATGTCCCTCTCCATGAGCCATTTGAAAGGCCTGTAAGCTTCCTTTCATACCAGGCTCTTTTTTTGCAGAAGCTACGTCGCCTGTTGAAGTAAACTTTTCTTGATTTCTTATTGAAAAGTGTTTTCTAAAGGTAGGTTTATTCATTACATTTTCTGTAATGGATTTATTTGTTACATTAAAATACTTTTCAGCATTTCCAACAGTTATATAAAATTGAGCTACATTTTTTGCTGAATTTCCTTCTGCAACTACTAACTTAGGATTACTTCTAATATTTTTTTTCCAAGCACTTACTACTACCATTGAAAAATGATAGAATACTTTTCTTTTTTCTTTTAATAAAGAACCATTATTATCAGCTTTTATTTTTTTAGGATTATAATGTCTAAAAGCTTCTATTAAAGTATCCGTTATTTCTGGAGCACTAACTGTGCACCTAGTTGTCTCTTTGTTTATGTCACTTCTAACTACATCAGAGTTTTTTATACTATCTCGTAGTTTTTGTATTCTTTTTAAAAGATTATTAGCTGCCACTAGCTATATACTTTATACATATCCAATATTCTTTTGATATGGTCTGGGAATCCTATATTACCACTTAGGCTTGAAGATAGTGCATTTTCTACACTTGCTCCTGATATAGACATTCTTTCTTTTCTTTCGTCCTTCATGTAGTACTTAATCAAATCATATACTGCTAATCTTAAATCATGAGGAGTAGTTGTATACCCTGCTTTATATGTAATCTTTATTGATTTTGGACCTCTTGCCCAAGATATCTCACCTGTGCTATTTGTTCTTACTATGCTGTCAGATTCATCCTCTACTATGTACTCATATTTACCACTATTATCAGAATTTTCTGTGATTAGTGTAACATATGCGTCTGATTGAGTTGTTCTTTCTTGTACAGATACTACCTCTATCAAAGGAGATTCATCTAATATTATAGTTTTTACTAGTGAATCTTTAATTGTTTTATACTCTACTTTGTTAGTGCTAGCGTAGTCTACAAGACTAGTACCACAATAACTTTTGACGAGTTGGGAAACACTGTCGATTACTACATTTATACGTGCGTCATGCTCTAGACTTTTTAGTCCTGCAAAATCTTTGTATTGTTGTAATGTAACTAAATCTGCCA